CGCCCACGATGTAGGGCGAGCCGACGGGCGGGATGCCGCCGGTCGCGAAGGTCGGGAAGAAGTTGAAGGCGCCCATGATGCCGTCGAACAGGCCGGACGACGTGCCGCTCGACCCGCCGCCGAACAGGTTCAGGATACCCCCGCCCATGCCGCCACCCATGCCCCCGCCACCACCGCCACCCATGCCGAAGGCATTGGCGAACAGGTTCTGCGCGGCCATCTCGATCAGCTTGTCGGCGATGCGGCCGAGCGCGGTCGTCGCCGAATCGCCGAGGCTGCGCCAGAGATCCTTGCCCTCGCGCAGCCCCTGGTTGACGCCGGTGAAGACCGACCCGAACTCGCGGGCCACGAACTTGCCGGACTCGAAGGCCGAGTTGGCCTTCTCCATTTCCGCGCCGTACTGCTCGACCCCGGCCATGAAGCCGTCGAGCCCGCCCTTCGCGCCGCGGGCCTCGCGCGCCTGGTCGGCCGCGGCCTCCTTGGCGCCCTTCAGCGCGCGGGCATAGGTGTCGGCGTCGATCGCGCCGGCGGCCAGCATGGCGTTGAGATCGGCCGTCGCGCGCGCCAGCGCCCGCGAGCCGTCGCCGAACCGGGCGGTCACCTGTTCGGCCTCGGTCAGCAGGCGCTTGCGCTCGTCGAGGCGGGCGTTGAGCTGCGAAATCGCGGTGGCTTCCTGGATGAACTGCTGCGCCAGCGGGGAATTCGGCGGCACGTCCTTCAGGAGGCTGGCGATCTTCTGGTCGAGCTTCACCTGGGCGTCGAGCCGCTTGTCGACCTCGGCGACCGTGTCGAGCCCGCGCACATCGAAGGCCGCCAGCGCCTTCTCCAGCGCCGTGCGCTCGGTCTGCAACTCCTTCATTCGCTCGTCGAGCTTCGCGCCGGCGGCGGCGGCGTTTTTGCCGATCGGCTGCCTGCCCGGCAGTCCGAAGTCCCGGAACGTGACGGGCGGCGGCTCGAACGGAAGCGGGAGCTGGCGGTTGAGACCGCTTTCCTGCGCCCCGCGCCGATAATCGGCATCCTCGGCTTTCGCCTTGTCGAGGATCGCCTTCTTCTCGGCGAGCTGCTGCTTCATCGTCTCGAGGCCGCCGCGCGCGAACAGCGGCGGGTTGGCGATGTTCTTTTCGAGACTCGCGATGTCGGATTCGAGCTGCCTGATGTTGACGCCGCGCACGGACGTGCCGATCGCCAGGCCGAAGTCGATGGCGGCGTTCTTGGCGCCGCGATAGCCGTCGGCGATCAGGCGCAGCGTCCATTCGAGCGCATTCAAGCCGCCGAGCGCCAGCGGCGCGCCGACCGTGGCCTGGAATACCGTCATCTGCTGGTTCACGACCTTAAGCCGGTCGTCGACCTTGTCCCAGGCGGCGATCACGTCGACGCCCATGATGGCGGCCATTTCGCGGGCCTGCGCCGTGAGTTTCGCCTGGCCGCCGGCGAAGGCCTCGAGCATGGTGACCATGCGGGCACCGGAACGGCCGAACAGTTCCATCATCAGCGCGTCGCGCTGCGCCTGGTTGCCGATCTCCAGCAGCCCGGCCGCGACCTCGGGCAGGATGTCCGACGTCCGGCGAAGGTTGCCGTTATTGTCGAGCAGCTTGACGCCGAGCTTGTCGAAGCGCGCGATCGCGTCGTCGCTGCCGCCGGCAGCCTCGCCCATCGACTTGGTGAGCCGCATGAAGGCGGTGTCGAGCTGCGCCGCCTCGACGCCGTTCTGCGCCGCGGCCAGGCGATAGGCCTGCAGCGCATCGGTGGTGAGGCCGATCTGCTCGGCCTGCTCGCCGAGGTTGGCGGCTTCCATGCCCGACTGCCACACGCGCTGGGCAAGGGCGGCGGCGCTGAGAGCGGCGGCCAGCGGCGCAAGCGCGCGGGTGACAAGCGCGAAGCCGGCATTGAGACCAGCCGACGCGGCGCGCTGCGTCACCTCCATCGCTTTCAGACGACGGTCGACGGTCGCGAAGGCCTGGGCCGTCTTGTCCGCCGCGGTGATGTCGATCTGATAGCGGGTCTGTCCATCGAACGGCATGGGGCGAACTCCGTTCGCTTCGATCAATCATCGTCGAAGCCGTTCTTGAAGACGTCTTCACTGACGGCGGCATAGGCCTGCCAGCCGTTGAACTCCTCGACGGTCATGGCGAGGACGACGGACAGGGGAACGTGGAGGCGATCGGCCAGCGCGTATTGCGTGAAGCGCCGCCGATCGCGCTTCAGTTTTTTGCCTGGGTCTCGGCGGATGGCCCGGTGATGGCCGCCACCAGGCGGCCGAGCTGGTCGCTGGCTACGCTCCTGATCAGCGCATCCTTGTCGTTGCGCGAGAACACCGGCGCGCCCGATTCGTCGGTGCACTTCATGAGTGCCATCTCCGCATACCGCGCAGCCCCCACCAGGGGCTCGCGCTCGGCGAGCAGGTTCTCGTCCTCGACGGTCAATGGCGTGACCCAGACGTCGAAGCCCAGAAGCGTGACCTTGCGGCGACGGGCCTTGAAGTCGGCCTGCAGGGCTTCGATGAGGGTGGGCTTGTCGGACACGGTCGTTGCTTCCTTCCCTTGTTATACCGGGGCTTGCACCCTGGCGTCGCGGCGCTAGGCGCCGACGACCGCTTTGGTGCACGCGCCCGAACCGGTGAACTGGATCGTCGCCGTCACGTGGTTGGCGCGCTCGTTGGTGACCTCGACCGAGTCGACGATCACGGTTCCGTAATAGTAGGTCTTCCCGTTGGCGTTGCCGTCCGGGTAGAGATTGAGCGTCGCCTCGTCGCCCTCCTCGAGGCCCATCTGCCCGTTCGTGTCGGACGGATCCCACCAGACGGTGAGCGAGCCCGACCAGCTCTTCGTGACCATCGCGCTGCGGTCCCACTCGTCGTCGAGCGTCGAGCGATCGGCGCGCGCGGCGTTGCGCGTGAAGTTGAAGGACTGGACCTCGGCGACGACGTTGGCGCCGACATAGACCTTGCCCGATTTGCCCTTGGTGACGGCCATGGCTCTCTCCTATTGCAGGTGCTGATCCGGCCGCTGGGCCGTGGTGTGGTACTCGAGTTGAAATTCCAGGCGGGCGCGGCCGAGCCGCGTCTCGCCTTCCGCGCGGGCGTCGAGCGTCGTGTCGGGCCCTTCAAGATCGTGCGCCAGGCCGCCGAAGGTCGGGTCGGCCAGCATCGCCCGTTCGACCAGCAGGCAGAGCCGGTCGGCTTCGCCGTCGTCGTCCTCGGGATCGGCATGCACGACGTCGATCAGGACCGACAGACGGCGCTGCAGCCGCACCTCGTCGCCGCGGCTGGTGACCGACGCCGCCTGCTCGCGGCGCGCGTGCACCAGGATGTAGGGCGCCGACACGACCGGTGACGGGGCCGTGCGGCCCGCCTTCACGGTCACGCCGGGGATGGCCTCGAGGCGGGTGACGATGGCACCCACTATCTGACGCCTGACATGAAGGCTCATTGGGCACCCGTGTCTGTTCTGCGCTGTGTGGGCTCCCGCGCGTGTGAACGCGCTGCCGCCCACCGGCTTCCTTTGATGCTCGCTACGCGCGCATCAAAGGAAGCCTGACCATCCCGCGGCCGTCGGGCATGGGCGCTTTCACCCGGTAGATGATGCCGCGCACGACGACGGAGTCTCCGTCGCCGTACCCTGCGGGCAGATCTACGGTCGCGCAGTGCAGCGAGGCGTCGGCGTCGACGATCTGGTTCTCGCTGAACCCGTCGACGCTCATCGCCGGCATTTCGACGATGCCCTTCACGTCGACGGTCGTGGTGCCGTGCGTGTAGGGAAAGGCCTCGCGGTCGCCGAGGTGCTGGACGAACAGCGCCGGCAGGGCGTCAAAGATGGAGGACATGGCCGGCGCGCTCCGTTGCGGCGTTCTTACGTCGCTCTCGGTGGATGGCTCACGCCATCCACCTGTCGCTCACATCTGAAGCCGGTCGAAGCCCGGCTTCAGATACCGACCGCGATCCAGTTGACGACCTTGGAGAAGGCGTCGGCGGCGATCGGCGTCGGATCGGAACCCGACTGCTTCCAGCTCTTGATGATCACCGAGCCGGCGGCCGGCGCACCCGCCTGGTCGCCGATGGTCGCCGAGACGTAGGTGTTGGCGTCCGCCGGGTCGGTGCCGTAGCTGACCACGACCGCCACGACCTGCGCGAGGCCGGTGACCACCGTGTCGGTCGCGGTGACCGTGGTGTGCTGGCCACCCACGATCCGCAGCCCGCCCTCGGCCTGCAGCAGAACGTCGCCGGTCGTATCGCTGGAGCCGGCCGCAGCGGCAGCGACGGCGCCGACCGGACGATCGCTGGTGTCCTTGCTGAAGACCTTGGTCGAGGGGTTCCAGAACAGCCGGTCGCCCTGCGTCCAGGCCGCGCCCGATTCCTTGGGCAGGGTGAAGACGCCGGTGCGATGCAGCGGGACGTCCGCGGCGTTGTCGGCGGCGATGCCAGCGACACCATGAATGCCGCCCTTGAGCAGGAATTCGCCGGAAGACGCGGCTTCCGGGGACGCCACGGTGACGACGTCACCCGTGCCCTTGTAGTTCTTCATGTGAGACTCCGTGAAACGAGAAGATCAGGAAAGACGGGGAACTCCGGCGCCGTGGCGCCGGAGCGTGAGTGCGCAGCAGTACTGCGCCAGGTCAGGGGACCCTGCCGCTAGGCCGGCGCGGCCCCGGCATTGTGATAGGCCGGGCGATAGTCGATACCGGCAGCGCCGAAGTCGTGCTCGAGCTTCACGCTGATGCCCTGCACCGTGAACGGATCGTCGGTGCTGAGACGCGGTCCCTCGAAGCCTTGCAGGGTGCCGTAGACGAACGCGGGCGCCGTCGCCGGGTCGCCGAACAGATACCAGTGATTGCCGGTGATATTGGCATCCATCACCGGCGTCAGACGCCGCACCCAGTCGGGCTGTGCCGAGGCAATCAACGCCGGGTTGATCGAGGCAACCAGCTGCTCGGCGTCCATGATGCGATCGGGGCCGGTCAGGATGGTCACCGGCGTGAAGGCCGAAGACTTCATGCCGTCCAGCGTCGTCTGCTTCGCCATGGCGGCGCGGCCGAGACCGACCGACGTCAGCGAGATCGCCGTGCCGGACGTGACGTGGTTGCCGTGACCGGTCGCGAACAGGGCGGTCGAATCCGTCAGCAGGGTCGGACCGGCGAAGCTGTTGCTGACCAGCACCGCGAACACCTGGGCATTCTCCCAGTCCATCACCCGATCGCCGGCGGACCCCAGCACCTGGTCGATGGCGCCGAGATTGTCGTTGATGATCATCTGGCGCGAAAGATTGAAGCGCACGCCGTAGGACTTGACCGCGAGCTGTTCCTTGCTCTCGCTGAAGCTGCCGGCCGGGATATCGCCCGTTTCCTTCACCTCCTGCAGGGCCGGGAAGTCGCCGGCCCGCACGACGTTGATCGTGCGGAAGTCGGTCGCCGTGTAGGGCGCGGCTATGCGGCGATAGGTCGGCATCGCGGTCTGGTAGCGCGCGAGCAGGCGCACGTTGATGGCATCGGAGAAGATGCCCGGGAAGTCCGAGGTCGAGTGGAACGCACGCTCCATGACATCGATCACCTGGCGCGGCGTGCGCAGGTGACCGCGATAGCCGATCGCCTCGGCCGCCATTTCGGCGAAGCCCATCTCGCCATAGGCGCGGGACATTTCCGGGATCTGCACGTTGCGCTCGCCGGCGGCACGGGCCAGGCGGGCAACGATCGCGCCCGACATCGCACGGCGGCGAGTGTCGTTCTCGTCGCGGGTGATGCTGGCATTGACCGAAGCGGTCGGCGACGAGACCTGACGGGCCGCCAGGGCATCGAACGCGCGCCGGCGGAAGTCTTCGACCGACTCGCCGTTCGTGATGGCGGCGGCGACGTCGGTGGCCGGGAGCGCCGCTCGCGTGCCAAGCTCGTTGATGGTGGCGATGCGCGTGCGCTCCGCGCGGATTGCCGCCTCGGCGGCCTGAGCCGCGGCAGCGGGTGCGACGGGCGCGCTGCGCTCGGCCGCTTCGGCCGCGGTGATCTGACGCTGCACGCCCTCGGCCTGGCGGACGAGCTCGTCATGTTCGCCCTCGATGCGGCGCACGTCCGCCTCGGGCAGTCCGTCGACGAGCTCGGCCAGCTTGGCGGCGATGCGGGTGGTCAGCTCGCCGTGGGTGGCGCGCAGGCCGGCCAGGGCGGTGGCCATCTGGAGGCTTTCGACCGGATTGGCGGTCGGCCAGTTGAAGAGTGCG